ACGGCGACCATAAAGAAACATTAGTGCAGCAAGTACCCCACCATTTTGCATAGGAACCAATATGTTTAAATTTTTTAGAGCAAGAACCACAGACGCAATCACCAGCTTTAAGGCGGCTGATTCCATCAAAGACGTAGCAAAGATGCACCAAGAGGTGATTGTTGCGTGTTTACAACGCTTTGGGCCATTGGGTAAAGATGGCATTGCTAAACAGACAGGTCTGGAAAGCAACCAAGTGGCCAGACGTATGAACGAGTTAGAAAAACTTGATCTGATTGAGTTAACTGGAAAACAGGTAATGTCTAACAGCGGCAGGCAAGAACGTGAATGGCGCTTTAAACCAGTACAGCAGGATTTAATATGATTGATTTGGCTTTTCCATTAGTTTATGACGACATGCCAAACAACGAAAGAGTTGTTTATAAAGGCATGACCCTGCGCGATTACTTTGCTGCCAAGGCGATGCAAGCAATGTTGAGTGAAGACCCTGGTTACCATCAAAAACATAAATTTTTTGATCTTGCAGATTTTTCATATCGATGTGCAGACGCAATGCTAAAAGAAAGACAACAATGACTAACGCTTTTTCACCTGACTACGTTAAAACACATATGCCAGAGTTCTTAACCACAATTCGCAAAGAAGCAGATGCGAAGGCTAACGGCATTAAATATGGGACGCTGGCCAGAGCCACACGCGAAAGTGACGGGTCAACCAAGTCAAGCCCTTTGAGTGACTTTCCTAAAACCAAAAGGGTATCGTTAGAGCCTAGACAATTCCACACTTACTCGAAAGCAGGTGCAAAATGAAAACAGTTCTAGTACCTGGCGCACCTTGGCCAGACCCAAACGAAAAGCGCGTTGTTGAAAAGCCTAAACATAAATGGCGGCACATCAAGATAGACAGCAACAACTTTGATTACTTTGCCGAAACGCACAATGAGTTGCTTCAGCCCAAAAGAGGCCAAGGCAACCCAAATGCGGGAAAGAACTTCGAAAAGTTTAATCTTCGATCTTCGTAATCACATAAGTGGAAACGGTAACGGCTTCGTCTTCGTCTTCCACTTCTTCTTCATCCAGATCAACGATTTGCTCGTAGTCAGCAGCCCAACCGTTTTCTTGCTGGAACTCGATAAACTCACGGATGATTTCGATCTTGTCGAAGTCTGAAGTCTCGATAGTTACTTTCTCGTCACCACCCCAAGCTGAAATGTCGATTTCAATTTTGTACATGATTAGTCCTTTAAACATTAATAATTTGCCCACGAAACTCGATCTGCCCTTCAGCCCACTTGTGAACTAACTCTGGCCACAACAGTTTCCCATCTTTAAATGACAGAACGGCGAAACCCGATCTCCAGTTCACAGGCGCATCTTCCAAGTAGTCCATAAATTGTGGGCCATTTGTCTCCGCAAGAGTACCCGTATCAACCCCAAACCGATTCCCGTTGTAGTCGGCGTAAGGCGTTACCTTAAGGCTGTGCAGATGGCCTGTAACCATTGTTTTACCGCTGTTAACCGTGTTGTTGTGGGTAGCATGAACGCCGCCCTTCCAACGATGCTTAACGACCACCTCGTCAGTCACCCAGCACGACCAGCAGGGTTTCCACGCAGGGAAGTGATCTTTAAGGGAAAACCCTTTAACCTGTTCGTACTGTGGTGCGTTAGCGGCTAGACGGTTTTCAAACCTAGCATCATGGTTGCCTAGTGTCCATACTAGTTGGACGTTGTGACGGGCTTTCTTGGCAGCTTCTTCAATCTCACCCATTGCTAGGTCACAGGCTTTTAGTTCCTGAATGACACTAGGAGTTGAGTCCCACCCAATACGAGGATGACGGCTAATGGAAGCACCGTCAAAAACGTCCCCGTTAGCAATAACTGCCTTCGGTTGCAGTTCCTTAATAGCCCATAACAGACCACGATAAGCAGTAGTGTGGATACCTGGCCAAAAATGTGAATCAGAGAAAACAATGACAGTTCCATTTTCCACTCCGAGATAAGAACGTGCAGGATTCCTGTTTGCCTGATTGCTACTTACGGCAACGTATTTTTGTTTACTAGGATGAACGTCTAGGTTTATTTTCAACCGATCTTCTATCCGTCTGCGTCTGGCGTTAACTTTTCTCTCAGAAGTACCAATGAGTTCAGCAATTTTTTTAGCTGAAGCGTGTGTATTCCACAACTCTAAAAACTCGTTCTCGCTACATAGTGGAGCAGCCATATCAATCCTTCAGTTTAAGTCGCCAAAATAAAGTGCCAGTAGCACCCCAAGGTTTACTCGGCTCGAACAATTTGAAACCTGTGGCTATCAAACTGTTAGAGGATGCAGGGTTGTGATATGTATCGGTAACTAACCAGTTCCAGCCTAATGCTTTGGCTTGGCGAATCCGCGCTCGTATAAGTTTCTTCTGAATTCCGTGTCCACGATAACCAGATAGCACGCCTGCGCGACACAGGTAACCAGTATCAAGCCAACGCATACTGGGTACAAGACCGCCAAAAGCACACGGCAAATTAAGTGCGTCATAGACTATCCACCACCATCCAGTTGTTGTGTCAGAAGGCGTATCAGAAGGTAGGCACTTCTTTTGAAGTACCGACAATTCAGTCTGTATTTGAGAACGGCGAATGTCTACGCGCTTGATTTTCATAAGCGCATTAGACGTTACCAGTATTAACTATTTATGTCAGCCGTGTAAGCCAGGCAAATAAACAGTCTTACCGTCTTGCTTCACAGCAGTTAGGGTCTGGCATTTGAGGTTTGCAGGGTCATACGAAACGTGTACCCAACCGCTGTCGGGAATACCTTGCGTGTAAAACTCCAGAATCACTTGAGTGAATTTGTAGTTCTTGGCAATGTAGTCTGCAAGATCGAAATTTGCAACGCCAGGTATCTCAATGTCAGCCGCTTGGCCTTGGCAATGGTCAGAAGTCTTAGACCCGCCAACCTTGGCGTTTACGTCTGGATGGCGAAAGCCTGAGTTAACCTTAACGCCCTTGCCGTAGTGGTCACGGACTTTTTGCAGAATCTCACCCGCAAGAGTAGTCAGGTTTGCGATCTCTTTGGGGCCAGGCTCGTTCTCCATGCCAAGACGCAAAGCAGTCTCACTCTTAGTAAGTTCATGCAGAGAAAAATTAGCTGTTAACTGTGTCATCTTTGTCCTCTGTGTTGTTCATCTTGATAGCAGCCAACCAACCGATAAAGCCACCAATAATGGTGCTGAAGGCAGGGGCAACGATTGGGAAAATGTCTTTGTTGTCAATCAAGCCGTTTGGCATAAATAGGCCACCAAGCAAACATAGCGTCATTGCAATAATCACAAAGCAGAGCGTAAACGCCATGTATTGTGCAATCCCAATAATTGCTTTTTGAAAGTCAGTCATTTCAAACCCTTCATCATTTCCTCAGTTTTAGATTTGCTCCCAGCAGAGGAGCCACGGTGAAAGTTAAGAACAGTACCGCACATGGTAATCAGCGAACCAATGGCCATGTATGCAATCTCTTTATTCTCAACAGGAACGCCCTTAAAGAACACAATCCAAGTCATGATGATGGTTGCACTCACAATAGCGAAATCAAGGATGTAGGCGGCGTTCTTGGCCACCCATGCGGCATTGGCAGATTCTTGAATCTTGCTGTTCATGTCTCGCGCACTAGCGGTATTAGCCATGTCTAGCTTGGCCATCTCTAGTTCTAATTCTTGAAGTTTTGCAGCAGCCTGCGGGTCGCCCGATATAGCTTTAGCCACAGCCTCAACAGAATCAGAAACGCCAAACTTAGCAGCCAAAGCACTAACGGCTGCACCACCGAGGGGGCCAGCAACCGCTGTTGCCAATGTTGGCGCGATACCTTTAAGTAGTCCAAGTAGATCATTCATTTGTTTAGTTCCTGTTTGAGTTTCCGCAGTTCTTTTGCCTCTTGCTTAATTTCAGCCTTCATCCACATAGTCTCTATGTAGGCCACCACCGTCAAACCAACACAAAGGCACAAAGCCACAATCGCTAGGACACCAGCCAAAACTGCGATCTCGCTATGGCCTGAATCTTCAAGTCCCACAGAATCCCCACCAGCATCGCCAGGACGAATGTCGCCCCTGCTAGAACCACCCATAGATCGACTAATTGATTGTGAAGGCGCTCTCGTTGCCATTTTTTGTACTTCGCCCTTCTAACCTGTTGTAGTCGTGCAAATTCCTGTTCTTCTTCAATCTTTCCATACATCGCCAAGAATCTAGAATAAAAATCCTTTAACTCTTTAGGCGCGTAAACCATTGTTTCCCGAATGTCTACCGTCATTTGTTCTAACTGAAGCTCTACAAAAACCCTGTCCTTCGCCTTGATTGCAGCGTTCTGGTTTGGGTTGTAGTCAGTTAAGGATTCATCTTCTAGGCTTCGGTAATAGTCTTTCAGCTTTTTTTGTATCTCAAAGAACTCACCCAACTTGTCGCTGATTCCAGCAATCGTTTTAAGTTGGAGAACTTCTGGCTCTGGGTCTTTCTGTTTAATACTTTTAGTGGTGTTACCTTTATTGATGATGGCA